AGATAATGTTAGATTTAGATATGGTCTTCCTGAAAAAGTAGGAGGATGGCAATCTTTATTGCCCGATACTATTGTAGGTGTAGCAAGAAAACAACATGCGTTAGTTGATACATCTGGAAACAGATATGTAATTCTGGGTACAGATAAATTTTTAATCTGTTATTTTGAAGGAGGTCTTCATGATATTACTCCTTTTGATACAGATGCAAACGGAGCGGTGATTGCATTAGCTTCTACAGTTACTTCTAATACAGCAAATACTTCAATTACAATTGATACAGGCCCAACACTTCATGGTTTTAAAGAAGGAGACATTATATATTTTTCTGCGTTTACTAAACCTACAGGTTCAAATTTAGATAATGCAGATTTTTTAGATAAACCTTATCAAATTATTACAGTTCCAAGTAATACTACTTTTACTATTACCTCTCCAACTCAAGAAGCAGGAC